CACCCCACGAAAGGAGGGCAACACCATGAAAAACCAAGAAATCATCGACCGCCTCCGGGAAAAAACCCGCCTCAAGCACTACGCGCTCAGCACAGAAAAAACCTACGTCGGCTGGGCCAGGCGCTTCATCGCATTCCATGCCGAGCGCCTCAAGGCAGGCAAGGCCGAAACCGGCGCCCTTGAGGTCACCGCCTTCCTTTCGTGGCTTGCCACCCAGCGGCGTGTCAGCGCCTCCACCCAGAACCAGGCCATGAACGCCCTTGTCTTTCTCTACGGCGAGGTGCTCGGCATCCCCCTCGGCGACATCAACGCCATCCGCGCCAAGCGCAGCCGCCGTCTCCCCGCCGTCTTCACCCGGGCGGAGGTCAATCTCGTCCTCGACCAACTCAAAGACGCCCCCTGGCTCATGGCCTCGCTCCTCTACGGTTCCGGCCTGCGCCTCTCCGAAGTCCTGCGCCTGCGTGTCAAAGACATCGACTTCGACTGCCGCACCCTCACCGTCCGTTGCGGCAAGGGCGACAAAGACCGCACCACCTGCCTCCCCGGCTCACTGGTCCTGGCGCTGCAGTTGCACCTCGAGCATGTCCGGCAGATACATACCAGAGACACCGCAGCCGGCGTCGGCGCCAGTATGGACGAAGCTCTCGCCCGCAAGTATCCCCAGGCCCCGCACCAGTGGGGCTGGCAGGATGTCTTTCCCGCCTCCGCTCCCACCGCATGGGACCGCGAAGGCGTCCCCGGCGCACTCCGGCGCCACCACCTGCACCCCTCCGCCCTGCAAAAAGCCGTCGGTGCCGCCATCCGCCGCGCCGGGATCGCCAAGCACGCCGGGTGCCACACTTTCCGCCACTCCTTTGCCACGCACCTCCTGGAGAGCGGCACCGACATCCGCACACTGCAAGAACTCCTCGGCCATGCTGACGTGCGCACCACGCAGATCTACACCCACGTCGGCACCCTCGGTGCCGGGATCCGCTCCCCCCTCGACATGGTGGCCTAAATGACCGACCCCGTTCAAATCCAGCGCCTCCACGAAGTCGCCGAACCCGGCGACAAGGCAAAAATCGCCATCGCCAGCACCGTCACCAGCCCGCTCGATGCCCGCCCGGCCAGCGCGTAAGGATGCCCATGGATATCACCGCCCTCCTCGATCTCGTCACCAACGCCACCGACCGCGAAGAACTCGCCTGTGCTGTCAGTGCCCACGTCCAGGCGATGAGTGCCGTCAACAAAGGAGGCGGCAAAAGCGCCATCGACGACCTCAACGCCGCCCGCCAGCTCCGCGACGACACCGCCGAGCGCCTCGCCGGCCGCTATGCCCCGCACCTGGTCGCGACCGTCAAGCCCGCCGCCGGGGAACGCTTCAAGGACCGCAAGCAGGCCTGGGACTGGCTGCGCTCCGAAGGGTACATCGTCAGCAAAGACAAGTTTTACGGCGACTGCGCCAACGGCAAGCCCCGCGTCCATCCCGATCGCGGCGTCAGCCGTTTCGAGGTCATGGAATACGCGCACTCCCTGCGCGGTGCTCTGGTTTCCCCGCCCAAAAACACCGAAGAGCGCGACGACGCCGACACCCGCAAAGCCATCGCCGACGCCGACAAGGCCGAGATCCAGCGCGACGCCATGCAGCGCGAGCTCGACGCCGCCTGGATCCGCCGCGAAGAGGCCGAAGAAGAGACCTGCGTCTGGGTCTCGCGCCTGCGCGATGCCGTCACCTACCACCTCGGAAAGAGCCTCCTGAATCTCATCTATGCCAGCGGCGGCCAGGCCGACCGCCGCGCCGAAGTGCAAAACATCCTCGATGCCGCCCTCGCCAGCGCCTGCAACGAGATCGCCGAAAGCAGCGAAATCACCGTGGAGATTGAATAAGTGCTCCTGACCCCCACCCTCAAGCCCCTGGCGCCCTTCGCCCACCTCTCCGGCCGCACCGTCACCACGCGCCCGAGCCGCGCCCTGCGCCGCCGCATGCGCACGCCGGAGACGCTCACCATCAGCCAGTGGGCCGAGAAGCACCGCCGCGTCACCGAGATCGACGCCAAGCCCGGCAAGTGGCGGCCCGAACTCGTGCCGCATGCCGCCCCGATCATGGACGACATCGGCAAGCCCTGGGTGCGTCAGGTCTGGATCTGCCTCCCCGAGCGCGGCGCCAAGACCCAGATCCTCCTCAACACCGTCTGCTGGGGGATCGATCAGGGTGCACAGGCCGGCAACATCTTCTGGCTCATGCCGACCGAAGCCGACGCCCGCAAGGCCATGGGCGAGCGCGTCATCCCCGTCTTTCGCGCCAATGACGACAACAACCGCCCCGGCCGCATCGCCCGCTATTTAAGCCACGCTGCCGACGACACCAGCCGCGGCGCCATCCGCTTCAATCACGGCATCCGACTTTTTCCCGCCTGGGCCAACTCCCCCGGCTCCATGGCCTCCTATTTCGGCCGCATCAACATCGCCGATGAATGCGACAAATTCCCCGAGCGCACCAGCGAGGGGACCGACCCGATCACCCTCTTTTTGAAACGCGCCCGCGACGACCGCCACCGCTCCAAATACGTCTTTGCCTCCACCCCGGCCGGCCGCTTCATCGCCAAGGGGACCGCCAACTGTCAGCAGGTCAAGACCTGGGCGCTGCGCTGCCCCGATTGCGGCGAGATCGTCACCCCCGGCGAAGAGCACCTCATCATCCCCGAGGGGACCACCATCGACGACTGCGCCCACGCCGAGCTGCACGTCTCCTGCCCCGCCTGCGGAAGCCTGTGGGACGAAGAAGCCCGCGCCGTCGCCTACCATGGCGGCCGGCCGCTGATCCTCAAGGGCGCCGACACCCCCCGGTCCGACTCCATCGGCTGGCAGAATCCCGCCTGGATTTTTCCCAACATCCCCCTGGCCGAGATCGCCGCCGCCCTGTTGCGCGCCCGCAGCGGCGACCTGGCCGCCAAGATCGCCTGGGCCAACGGCTACCGGCTCGAGGATTACGCCGCCGAGGTCACCAGCGACCGCAGCAAAGAGCATCTCCTCGCCTATCGCTCCGAGCTCCCGCGCGGCCTCGCCCCGAGCAAGACCGCCCGCATTGCCCTGATTGCCGACACACAGCAGGATCATTTTTACTACCAGCTCTGGTGCTACGGCTACCAGCCCAAAATCGCCATGCACATGGCACAGCACGGCATCGTCCAGACTTTTGCCGACCTCGAGCACTTCCTCGGCGAATATCTCGACTCCGTCGACGGCCACAAGATCCCCGTCGCCATCGGCCTCATCGACTCCGGCGGCACCAAACGCGGCTGGCAGAAGCACAGCCGCACCGTCGAGGTCTATCAGTGGACCGCCGCCAATCGCAAGATGGTCCCGATCAAGGGCGTTTTCGGCAGCAACGGCACGCCCATTACCTACAAGACCATCGAAGTCTGGCCGGGCACGACCAAGAAAATCCCCGGCGGGCTGGTCCGCGCCAATCTGCAGGTCGATCTCTTCAAGGACGAGCTCGCCCGCCTCTTGGCCATCCATCCCGACGACCCCGGGGCCTTGAGTTTCCACAGCGAGATCGACGTCAATTTCTCCGGCCACTTCTGCGCCGAGGTCAAGGACGAAAACGGCGACTGGCAGCACGACAAAAAGCGCGGCCGCAATGACTACTGGGACTGCGCCGTCTACGCCGTCGCCCTGCGCGAAATATTGAAGACCCGCATCGGCAAAGAACCGCAACCGGAAGCCGCAAAGAAAAAAACCTTCACGCAGAGCAAGGGGGCCACGCTTGAGTAAATCAAACCGCATCGCGCCGCACATCACCTTCTCGGACATCGAGACCTATAAGCGCGAGATTTTGAGCAGCACCGTGCTGATCAAAATCCCGGACGCGGCCGCCATACTCTCCGTCAGTGAGGATACCGTCATCCGCCGCATCAAGGATGGCCGCCTCACCGCCCACAACGAGCACGCCGCCATCGTTGACGGCTCGATGCGGGTCAGTCAGGGGACGCGCATCCTCGCCGCCGACCTGCAGGCCTATGTCCGCTCAATCCGGATTGATAAAAGTTTGTGGTAGCAAGCCAAGACAGACCTCCGAGGTTTTAAAAACCTCGGAGGTCTGACCCTCCTCAAGCATTTTCCACCGCACAGCCCCGCACAGCCCCGCACAGCCCTGCAGACAACCCCCGCCATCCGTGAAAAAATACTGGCCATCATCGAGGAGTTGATATGGCCGGGTACACGCTCGCACAAGCCGAAACAAAATTAGATCAATACCTGGCGGCCGAAGAAGCGGTCCTGACCGGGCAATCCTTCGAGATTGACACCGGTGGCGTGCGCCGCAAATTCACCGGCGCCGATCTCTCCGCCGTCCAGGCCGGGGTCACCCTCTGGCAATCCCGTATCCTTTCGCTCACCCGCGCGGCGTCCGGCGGCGGGCTCAAGGTTCGCGAGGTGATTCCGCGATGAGCCGCCTGCCGAACTCCGTCAAAATCAACGGCCAAAACGTCGAAGTCCCCCTCACGGTCGCCGACCGCCTGATCAACTATTTCAGCCCCGCCGCCGGTGCCGCCCGCTTTCAGCAGCGCGCCCGCATGGCGATCAACTCCGGCGCCTACACCTCAGCCGACAAGAGCCGCCGGGCCAACCAGCGCGGCCGGGTGCGCGAACTCGACGCCGACAGCGCCATCATCCCCGATCTCGTCAGTCTCCGCGAAGAGTCGCAGCATATGCTGCGCAACTCGCCGATTGCCGGTGCCGCCATCGCCACCAACGTCACCAAGGTCGTCGGCACCGGCCTCAAGGTCAAGAGCCAGGTCGACCGCGACACGCTCAACCTCGAAGAAGCCGCCGCCGACGAATGGGAGCGCAAGGCCGAGCGGGAGTTTCGCCTCGCCACCGAAAGCCGCGAAATCGACTGCGGTCGCCGTCTGAACTTCGCCATGATCCAGGCCGTCGCCTTTCTCAAGACCCTCGAAGACGGCGACCTCCTCGTCAACCTGCCGCGTTTTGCCCGTCCCGGCTCCCCCTACAAACTCAAGCTGCAGATGATCGAGGCGGCCCGCGTCAACAACAAACACCGCGCCGCCGACACCGCCACCCTTTGCGCCGGCGTCAAAAAAGATGAGCACGGCGCGCCGGAAGCGTACCAGGTCAGCAGCCGCCACCCCGGCAACTACCGCACCGCCCGCCCGCAGGAGATGACCTGGACCGAGCTCAAGGCTTTTGACGGCCGAGGCAATCCCCTTTGTCTGCACCTCATCGACCCGACCCGGCCCGACCAGACCCGGGGCGTCCCCTACCTGGCGCCGGTGGTCGAGCTCATCAAGCAGCTCGGGCGCTACACCGACGCCGAAGTCATGGCCGCGGTCGTCTCCGGCATGATGGCGGTTTTTGTCACCACCGAAAGCGGCGAACCCGCCCTCGGCGCCGACACCACCGACAATCCCGACAGCACCGCGTATGACGCCTACGACACCACCGGCATGGAGCTCGGCTACGGTTCGGTCATCGGCCTCACCCCCGACGCTAAGATCAGCACCGTCACCCCGGGCCGCCCCAATGTCGCTTTCGACCCTTTTGTCACCGCCATCCTCCGCCAGATCGGCGCCCGGCTCGAAATTCCCTTCGAGCTTCTCACCAAGCATTTCACTTCCAGCTACAGCGCCGCCCGCGCCGCTCTCGAAGAAGCCGCCGATTATTTCCTGCGCCGCCGCGCCTGGTTGGTCGAGATGCTCTGCCAGCCGGTCTACGAGGCCGTTATCACCGAAGCCATCGCCAGCGGCCGCCTGCAGGCCCCCGGCTTTTTTGCCGATCCGCTGGTGCGCAAAGCCTGGCTGGGGACGCAGTGGACCGGCGACGCCTTTGCCCAGCTCGACCCCCTGAAAGAGATCAACGCCGCCGCCAAGCGGGTTGAACTCACCATCAGCACCCTGGACGAAGAATCGCGGCGCTTCTCCGGCACCCCCTGGGAAGACAAACTCCCGCAGATTCTCAAAGAGCGCGCCATTTTAAAAGCGAACGGCATCAGCATCACCACTCTGGAGCAGGTCGCCAGCGAGGATCCGGATGCCTTGAATGAAGGAGACCGACCATGAAACAGATCCATATCTCCGGCGTCATCGGCTGGGACGAATCCGCCCGTCCGGCCGATCTCCGCGCCGCCCTCAAGGCAGCAGCCGGCGACGATGTTGAAATTGTCGTCTCCTCCCCCGGCGGGTACGTCTCCGACGGCATCGAGATGTTCAACCTCATCCGCAACTACCCCGGGCACACCACCGCCCGCCTCTCCGGCTACGCCATGAGCATGGCCAGCTACATTCCCCTGGCCGCCAATAAGGTGCTGGCCGAAGACAACGCCATCTACATGATCCACAACGCCCGCGGCATCGCCTGGGGCGACCACATCGAAATCGGCAAGTACGGCGAAACCCTCAAGGGGATGAGCCGGCTGCTTGCCCGCGCTTACGTCAAGCGCACCGGCAAGAGTGACAAAGAGATCGAGCAGATGATGGACGCCGAAACCTACTTCTTCGGCCAGGACATGGTCGAGCACGGCTTTGTCGACGAAATCATTGCCACCGGCGAAGAGACCGACCGCGACTCCTCGGTCGCCGTCGCCTTCTCCGCGTATCAAGCCTGCCGCGCCACCATGCAGACCAATCAAGACGCGACCGCCTCCGACCTGCAACGGGCCGCCGCGATCTTCAGCGCCACTGGGAATCATCCCGAAAAACGAAAGGAAATGATTATGACTCTCGAACAGTTGAGGGCGAATCATCCCGACTTGGTTACGGCGATTGCTGCCGAAGCCGCCACCGGGATGATCACCGCCGAAGCCCACGCCTCCGCCGTCGCCGCCGCCCGCCTCGAAGGCGCCGCCTGTGAGCAGCAGCGCATCGATGCCGTGCGCGGCCAGTCCATCCCCGGCCACGAAGCGCTGATCGAAACCCTGGCCTTTGACGGCCAGAGTACCGCCGCCGACGCTGCCCTGGCGATTGTTGCCGCCGAAAAAACGCAGCGCACCGCCGCCGCCGCCGACCTGGAAACCGGCAGCAATGCACCGGTGCCTCCGGGCGGTGAAGAGCAGGGCAAGACCATCAAGCGCACCGCCTTCAACGCTCTCGGCCAAACGGAGAAACGCGCCTTCTTCGCCGCTGGCGGCAAACTCGTCGATTAACGACCCTCGCCCATACAGGAGATAGATCATGGCCAATACGCTCACCAACCTCGCCCAACTCATTTTCGACACCGTCGACAACGTCAGCAACGAGCCGACCGGCATGATCAATGCCGTCACCATCAACGGCAAGGCCGAACAGGCCGCGCTCAACCAGGATATCACCTACGACATCAGCGCCGTCGGTGTCGAGCGGGACAACACCCCGGCCGCCACCCCTCCGGCCTTTGTGGACGAGACGGTCGGCAGCGGCACCATGAAGCTGACCAAGTCGAAGTCCGTCCCCTTCTACTGGTCCGGCGACGACGAAGCCAAGCTCGGCCAGGACATGAAAAACGGCCTGCAGAACAACAAGATTGCCCAGGCGATCCGGCGCCTGCGCAACCTCATCGAGATCGATCTGTGCGCCCTGCACGCCACCACCAGCCGCGCCTATGCCGCCCACGCCACCACCCCGGCGGCGCTTTTCGGCACCAACCTTGGCGAAGTCGCCCAGGTCCGCAAGATCCTCGTCGACAACGGCGCGCCCATGGGCGATGTCAGTTGCGTCCTCAACACCACCGCCGGTGCCGCCCTGCGCACCCTGGTGACCCTGGCCTCGAACCAAGGGGTGGGAATGCTCAACACCGGCGTCCTCATCGACGCCTACGGCGTCGCCCTGCGCGAGTCGGCGCATATCGTCACCACCACCGCCGTCGGCAACAACACCGGCCCCTATGTCGTCAACGGCGCCCACGCCGTCGGCGCCACGACCATCACCCTCAAAACCGGGACCGGGACGATCCTCGCCGGGGATGTCGTCACCCTCGGCAGCAACACCACCCACAAATATGTCGTCCTCACCGGCCTCGCCGCCGCCGGCGACATCACCATCGCCGGTCCCGGCCTGCAAACGGCCCTCGCCGATGGCAACGCCGTCGTCGTGGTCGGCACCTGCTCCCGCGGCATGGCTTTTTCCCGCTCGGCCATCCATCTCCTCGCCCGTCTGCCCGCCCAGCCGACCGGCGGCGACGCCGCTACGGACGAGCTGATCGTGCAGGATCCCATCACCGGCCTGCCGTTCCGCTTTGCCATGTACAAGGGCTACCACGCCAACCAGTTCGAGGTCGGCATCGCCTGGGGCGTCAAAAACGCCGTCCCCGAGCACACCGGCCTGCTCCTCGGCAACTGAGTTTGCCGTTGATCGAGCGCCCGACCTCAGGGTCGGGCGCTCCCTTGAACGTCAAACAAGAGGAGTCCTGCGCCGATGAACAAACAAAAAAAACACTTGCCCGCTGAAAAAAGCGGCGAAAAAGACGCCGCCAGCGAATTGACCGCGCTTGAAAAAGACGGCGAGATCATCCACGTCTGTGAGGCTCAGGTTGAGCAGCACAAACGCCTCGGCTGGAAAGCGATCGTAAGGGGGGAATAGATGGCCTTCTCCGACCTGGTCGCCGCCACCGAAAAGGTATTTTTCGATTCTTGCGGCCAGCCCGTCGCCCTCACCTTCGCCGACGGCACGCAGCTCTCCGTCACCGGCATTTTCGACGCGCCCTTCGAGCGCGTCGACCCGGGCGGGCTCGGCATCGAAAGCAACGGGCCCCAGGTGGTCGTCTCCACCTCCGCCGTCGCCGTCGTCCCCCACGGCACCACGGTGGTTGTCGACCAAACGAACTATCGCGTCATTGCCGCCCAACCTGACGGCGCAGGACTCACCGTCCTGATCCTGAGCGAGGACTAGAAGATGACCACCCCCTGCGTGCAGTACCCGGCCATCGACTCCATCGGCCGCAAAGTCGATACGCTCATCGACGCAGTGCAAGTCCTGGCCGTGCAGAAAAACGAGATCGAGCACTTGATCAAGACTCAAGGGGATCACCGCGACTGGCTCAAGGGTCACGAGTCGCGCATCCAGGCCATCGAGCGCCGCGGGGACCTGGTGGTGACCCTCGACGACATCGGCCGCACCATCAAAGAGGTCGACAGCCGGCTGCGCACCGTCGAAGGCGGGCCGGGCAAACTCGCCGGACGGGTTATCTGGCTGCAGCTGGGGACGCTCTTCACCCTCTCCTCCGGGCTGCTTATCTGGATCATCACCAAATAGGGGACAAGCTCATGGCCGCCTGCCTGTGCAACGTCAAAAATAAAAACGTCTGCTGCGTCACCTGCGCCGACCAGCGCCCCGGCCGCGGCGGCTGTTACCCCTGCAACTGCTGGCGCAACACCGAGCCCTGTCTGCAGACCGACCAGACCCGGGCGCAGAAACTCGAGGCACTCCGATGAGCACCACCATCCGCCAGCAGCTCCTCGACGTTATGACGACGGCCCTCAAGACCCTCCCCGGGGTGACGGTCTACACGGACGATCCGCCCCCTCTGGAATCGACGGTCTTCCCGGCCATCTACCTCATCGACGGCGAGGCGACCGTCGATGTCGCAGGCTCCGAAATGGGGCGCCAGCTCAATGTGCTGACCTTCGAGCTCAAGGTCGGGGGCGCAGGCCGCACCTGCCCGGCGGAAACCCGGGCGCTCATGGGGGATGTCGTCGCCCTCCTCTGGAGCAATCGCAAATGGGGCGGCCTGGCGCGCATGACCGACATCACCGCCCACTCCCTCGAGCTCGTCGAAGCCGCCCGGCTCTACGCCGTCGGCAATATCACCGCATCCGTGTCGTACCTGTCCCCTCTCGGCAGCATTTAAGGAGATCATCATGGCCCTTCAGTTTATCGAAATCGCCGAGCAGGTCACGCGCGGCGTCGTCGTCGGCGACGAGACCTGGCATCCGCTCCCCAATATGGGGAAGCTGCGCCCCGACTACAACCCCACCGACGAAGCGGTCCCTGAGTACCGCGGCGCCGACACCGGCCAGGGGAATTCCACGCAGCAGCGCACGGAAAGCCAGTGGACCTACGCCCTCGAGTCGCGGGCCTACCCCTGCGCCGCCATGGGTCTGCTGCTCAAGCACTTTTTCGGCAACGTCACCGCCCGCACCGTCGTCGAGACCACCGCCTACAAGGGGCTGCTCCTGCCGTCAAATCTCCCCTTCGGCAACGGCGCCCTCCTCGGCGAGACGGCCCTGATGATCCGCGTCAACTACGACAACGGCGAAGACGTCGGCGTCTCGCGCATCTACCACGGCGGGCTGATCACCAGCCGCAATCTCAAGGGGGGAGGCTCCACCGACGTCATGGTCACCTTCAACCTCGAAGGCGCCGGACCGTACATCGAGGACGAAGCCGCGGCCACGACCGCCCCCGACTTCTCCGCTTTCCCGGCCCCTTTCAACTCGTCCGACGTGCTCCTCTACATCGGCAGCGGCGCCGCCCGCACGGGAGTGGCCCCCAACTACACCGCCGTCGGCCCCGGCACCATGAACACCTTCCTCCCCGACTCCTTTGACATCACCATCGAGACCGGGCGCAAGTGCAAAACCATCATGAACGGCGTCAAGGGGCCGAGCAGCCCGACCAAGGAAGGGCAGTTGGCGATCAGCGCCACCTTCCCCATCGACGTGCGCCGCCCCGGCGTCGGCTTCTCCAGCGGCGCCGCCATCGAGGCGCTCTATGCCGGTGTCGCCGAGCACCCGATCATGCTGGTCATGGACAACGGCGAGCTCGCCGGGGATACCGCCGCGACCTTCTCCTGGACGGAGGATTTCCCGCGCATGGCCCTCAAGCCGGTCAACCCCGAGTACAACACCGAAGGGAAGATCCCCAGCGCCTCCCTCGAGTTCTCGCACCTGGTCAGCGCCACGACCAAGTACGCCATGGCCGCCCTCACCGTCGACCAGCTTGACGCATATTAAACCGCCGGGGCCCGGGCGACCGGGCCCCTTATTTCAGGAGAGTGTTATGGAAATCCATCCCCCCAGTTACGTTTACCGCTGCGTCCCTCCGGTGCTTGGCAACGATGTCGCCGAACAGCCTTTCGTCATTCGCCTGCGTGGGATCTCGCGGCCCGAATTCAAGAACCAGATCGCCCTGCAGCAGGGGCTTGACGCCACCGCTCTGATCAAGAGCGACGACGAGTTTGTCAGCAAACACATCGACGGCATCGAGGGCCCGGATGTCGACGGCAAGCCGATCAAGACCTGGACAGACATCAACGAGCGACTTCCCCTTGAGTTTGCTCTCTGGATCGAAAAGGCCGTTTCCAACACCTATATGCTTTTGGCGGCAGAAAGAAAAAACTCCTAGGGGGGATCCGCTACGGACTTTACTTGTCCGACGGCGCCCCCTTTGACTGTGCTTCGTGCGACGAACGGCTCAAGAACAAGCGCAACTGTCGCAACCGTAAGGGATTTATTGAAACGATCCTTGTCGGTGCCAACGAGTGGGCCAGTATCAGTTCTAAGCACCGCCCGGTTCTCAAGCTCGATGACCTTATGTTCATGGCCTGTCCGACTTCGACGATCACTCCAAAAACATGGGAAGCCCTGGGAATCGTCAACAACTGCATTACTGCCGAACATGGGGACTGGCATCACTTCCCCTACCCGAACAAGGTGACCGGGCTCCCCGGCGGGCTCTTCGATCAGCCGGGGTGGCTCGTCGAAGCCGTCGCCATGGTCCGCAACGAAAGAAACACCCATCGTCGGAAGATAATGGAGAAATTGAAGCATGTCCGACAAAAAAATTAATCTGGTCATCAACGGCAAGAACAATTCAGGTCCGGCGCTGACATCTGCCCAAAAGGCTCTTGGGGCCCTTGAAACAGCAGCAGTCCGGCTGGGGCCGCTTGTCGTGGGTGCTCTTGGTGCAAGAGCTATAAAAGAAGCCGCCGATTTGTGGATACGGCAGGAAGATGCCATTAAACAGGTTGAAAGCCGGTTGATATCAACCAGGGGGGTTTCCGGACAAACCTCTGCCGGATTGCAGGCAATGGCATCAAGTCTCCAGGGCGTGACGAAATACGGCGACGAAGCAACGCTTGAAATGCAATCTCTTTTGTTAACCTTCACCCAAATACAGGGTCCGGTTTTTGGACAAGCAACAGAAGCAATCATGAATGTTGCTACAGCCATGAAAAGGGATCTTAGTAGTGCAGCACTTCAGGTCGGCAAGGCGCTTAATGATCCAATCCTTGGCGTTTCCGCTCTTGCTGAGTCTGGTATTCAATTTACCCAATCCCAAAAATCAGTAATTAAGGCATTGGTTGACACCGGCGATGTGGCTGGGGCGCAAAAAATTATTCTCGGTGAGCTTGAGGTTCAGTTCGGCGGAGCGGCAAGAGCAGCGAGAGAAGGTATGGGCGGATCGGTTACCGCCATGGGAAATGCCTTTAGCGACGTAATGGAACAATTAGGCCGAGGCGCCGCGAACGGTGGGGCGGTTGGGCTTTTCGACTCCATTACCACCTCGCTGACTTCAGCAGCGACCGCTATGGGGGATTTCAACCAGGCCGTCGAAGACCTGAAGAATAAAGACCAAAGCGCATTGCTCATGCAGGCCATGGCTGGTGTGCGGGTGAGAAGTGAACAACTTGCCGCCGCCCAGAAACAACTTGAGGAACGCGGCTGGACCCCGGCAGGGCAAGCCAAGGTTGACGGCTACAGAAAAGCCCTCGAAAGAATGAGGGAAGAATATAGGAGGGTCATCGAGGCCAACGCTGTTTTTGTCGGGACGGTGGGTCCGATCATCCCGGATCAGTTGAGGGAACAACGAGCAGGACAGCTTAACGTAAGGGACGCGACCGCCGCCGATATTTACGGGCCAACCCAGCCCGATGTCGATCGTTCCAACCAGTACGGCCCGATGATGCCCAACGATGTCTGGCAGGAGCGCAGAGACGAGCGGTTTGCCGGCGAGCAGGAATGGAACGCCAGGATGCTCACCCTGCAAATCGAGGCCGGGAATCAGCAGGCATTGGCCGCAGAGGATTTTGCGCAGCAGGAAATCGAAGCCGCGCGCAAGGAGTGGGAGATGAAAACGAGCGCCGCCGCCAATGGAACAGCGGCCCTCATGAATCTCACCAATGCCCTCTATGTTTTCGGCGGCAAAAAGTCCCGCGCCATGTTCGAGGCAAACAAAATTGCCGGGATTGCTAACATCGGAGTCAGCACCTATACAGCGGCGGCTGGGGCCATGAAGGACACGCCTGGTCCGTATTGGGTTCGACTGCTGGCAGCAGGGGCAATCACAGCGGCAGGGTTGGCACAGGCGGCGAATGTTTCGACAATGTCATTCGATGGTGGTGGCACCCCCTCCGGAGGCTACGGCGGAGGCACACCCACTTCCCCCGTCGTCACCCAGCCCGGAGGGTCCTCGCAGCAGGCGCCGCAGGAGATCACCATTAAGGTCATCGGCGTCATCTCCGACGCCACCGTCGAAAATCTCGTTGACCGCTTCAACGATGCCGGAAGCCGCGGCGTTCGCATCGATTACAGCCAGGGGTGAACATGGAACAACCGCTTTTCCTCTATCCGAATACCCCCTACCTGGCCACTGCCACGGTGACGGCCACCGACAGTTACGCCGGAACCTCGCCGGCAAGCCTTTTGACCGCCACAGAGGATGCCTACTGGCGACCCGCCGACACGACCGGCACCAAGACGATCACCATTGACCTCGGCGAGCCGCGCTCTATCACCACCCTGGGTTTGGCCGGTGAAGCCATGGACGGCGCCACATTCACCGTCTCCGCCTCCTCCGACAATTTCATTGCCGAAACCGTCGTCATCCTGACCGATACGATCCTGACCGCCCCGGTCAACGCCGGGTGGCTCAATCTCGACACGGGCGGCACTTACCGCTACTGGCAGATCACCGTTGCCACTTTCGGCAGTGCATTCCGCCTCTCCTGGGTCTGTCTCTGCGAACCGCCTCAACTCCCGTGGTTCAACGAAGACTGGGACCCGGAAAACCTCGCTATCACCGCCGAAGATCTCTACAGCGCCCAGGGGCTGTTTCTCGGCACCAATCAGGGCGCCACCGAGCGGGCGCTGACCGTCAATTTTGGGCAGGTCAGTACCGTCGACTTTTTGTTTATCAAGCTGTGGGTCGATCAGTGCCTGCGGGTGCGCCGCCCCTTCATCATGGTCCCTGATGCCTCAAGCGAAACCGCCTACTTCGGCATGGTCAAGGATAAAACCTTCTCGGCCGCGTTGGTCAACGGCCTGCTCTCGATTCCCTCTCTCACCTTTATGACCCGGGGCAACTGATGCCGTCTGACGCCTACATCAAAGCAGCCTCAGCCGACAACCGCGAGCCGGTGATTCACCTGGCCCTCGAGTCGGTCGACGCCATCAAGCTTTCGGTTGATACTCAGGCGGATTGGAACGCGAGCAAAAGCATCAGCGCCGAGCTGCGCACGGACCTTGAACCGCAGAGCGTGCGGATGGAACATCCCGTCTATGCCCAGAGCAAGCAGATGTCCCCCTACCCCGGAGAGGTCAGGACCTCCCCGGATTTTGATTCGTGGGTAACGTGGATGGGAGGCCCGACAAGGTTTGACCATCAATCTTTCTACGATGACATTGGTATCCCGGCGACTACGGTGCCGTTTACGTTCGGAAACTGCCGATGGGTTTTCAGGAATCCTTCCACTGGAGCCATACTCGGCATCTCCCATGAGATGACATGGGGGGGGACTCCTAAATCTGGGTACAACAATGTTTACGGTCCATCATTTGTTCAACCGTTTCTGCTAACTGCTGGGACATCTTTTTGCGTCACCTTGGAAATTGACCAGGGTGACGTTGACCGTGTGAGCAACTTGGCTCGAATGAGTGCATACGATACTTTCTTTTGGCCGAGCCTCGAAGTGACCGCCGCCGCCGGCACCCTGCAAACCAAAACCCTCGACCTCGGCCTGACCCCGAACGTCGATACCCGTGTCACTTTCGAAGGTACCGCCCCTTATCCGGCCTCTATCGCCATTACCGCCCGGGGGAGCGACAACGAGGCCGACTGGACCGACCTCGGTGCCGTGGCCAATAATACGGACGTCGCACCTTACCGCTATTACGATTTCACCGCCGTCATGACCTCGAACGGCGCTGGTCCGGTCTTGGAGAAGATTGCCGTCCAGGGCGGGGATGCCCAGTACCTGCATTTTTCAACGCATCGGGATTTGCCGGTGGTCGGGGCTCTGCCCCTGATCGTCCCTGACTCCGTCGGCACCCTCTCCACCAAGCTCGACCTGATGAAAACGCCGACCACTGCGGAGATCAACCTCTCGCTTTTCTGGACCGAGTCCACCGGCGACCTGATCGCCACCGGCTACCCGAAAAACAAAGTCGCCCGCATCCGTCACGGCTACGTCGGGATTGCCGAATCGGACTACGAACCGCTTCTCGAAGGCCGCTTCTACGACTACGACGCCGACCCGGTCAAGATGCAGATCGGCGTCAAGTTCCGCGACGTGCGCCAAATGTATGCAAAGCGAAGGCTGCCCGAGGAGACATACCAGGCCGACACCGGCGCCAAGGCGACTCGGCCGATCATCTACGCCGACGCCCACGCCTTCGATGTCCTCCTCGACCTTTACGACCGCATCGGCATCCCCGATCATTATATCGGGGATTTCAACACCGTCCGCACCGCCAACCGCGCCGGGACCGAGTGGAACGTCACCCGCACCATCAGCTCCCCCGAAGAGGCCGAAACGCTCATCAACGAGATTGCCGTCACCTGCGGGATCATCCTCTCCCCCCAGCCGGACGGCACCGTCGCCCCCATCGTCCTCGACCCGGAAGCCGAGCCGGTCGCGATATTCGATACCCGAGAAGTCACCCTCTCCAAATTCGCCGGCGGACAAAAAGAGCTTTTCACCCGCTCCATGGTCTATTACGACCCGCTGAACGACGACCCGGGCGAGTCGGAAGAGAATTACCAGCGCCTCTACATCATCGAAAATGAAGAAGCCCGTATAGCATGGGGCGAATCGAGCGAGAAACGATGGTTCGACAAATGGGACGCATCCGAAACGGCCCGGACCGCCCTGGCGGAGCGCATGAAGGACTGGTACAGCGTCCCGCGAATGAAGCTCACCATCTCCGATGTCGCCCCCCGGCACATGGGGGTCAGGCTCGGCGACCTGGTGCAGATTGACAACCTCCGCCTCCCCGTCGCCTCGGCGGAGTGGCCGGGGATCGTCGCCGGTCGCAAGTTTTTGGTTGTCTCACGCGATTTCGACCCGAAAAACGGCACGCTCAAAATCGGCCTGTCCGAGACCGGCACCGTCGGCACCCCCGGCGCAGGCGTTGCCGGAACGACCCTGGCGATCAGCGGCAGCGACACGCCGACCGGCACAGACAACCTCTACACCGTAACCGGGGGCACCTCGCCCTATACTTGGTCCTCCACAGTGGGCGTTCTGAGCAACACGACGGGGTCAAGTGTCAACCTGAATGTCGCCAACGCCACCGGCGACGGATCGATCAGCGTCTCCGACGCCACAGCGAAAGTCGTCAAGCGGATCAGTGTCGCCCCACCTGCCGTCACAAACTTTTTTGTCTCGCAGCAGCCGGACGGGACGCGGCAGTTTTCGTGGATCGCCCTGAGCGTCGTCAACATCGCCGGGTATGCCATCCGCTATTCGGTGGGGACGGGCGGCAGCTGGGACACCATGCTGCCGCTGCACTCCGGTGTTATTTCAACTTCCCCATGGGAGACAAACCAGCTCGGAACGGGGACATATACCTTTGCCATTCGCGCCGTCACGACGATGGGAACGCTTTCGGGGAACGCGACCTATATCGAGGCGACCCTGACGGAACAGCGTGGAGACTACAAGGTTGCACAGGAAGACCCGCGTGAACTGGATTGGCCGGGCACCCTGACCGATTGCCGGGTCGATGAAAACAATTATCTGGTACCGACCGACCCGACCACCTGGGCCGACCTGACCACATGGGCTGCAGCGGCTGAGTGGTCGCCATCGCCGGACAGCCCGATTATCTACGAGCACAGCGCCATTGACATCGGAGCGGTGACAGCCTTCACCCCGGTGATTGTCATCGTCGCGGACGGAACCGTCACCCTCGAAATGTCCTCCTCGACCAACGGGACGGACTACAGCGCCTGGGCTGCCAACGGCTTTGTCGCTTCCGCCCGGTACTTCAAACAGCGGATCACCGTCACCGGAACCCGCCCGATCATCTACGCCCTCGAAGTCACCCTCTCCGGCAAGCCGGTGGAGACGACCGTGGAGGATTTGAACACAGCGACCCTCACCGGCAGCCACCGCCTCGGCACGGGAGACGTAAGACTCCCTATCGCCGGTTTCCAGGTCGTGCGGGTGATTATCCTCTCCCTGCAAAACGTCGGGCAGGGGTGGAGTTGGGAAATTATTGACAAAGACACGACCGTAGGACCGCGCATCAAGATCTACAACGCCGCCGGGGCTCTCGCCGACGCAACCATTGACGCCTACATCAAAGGACTCTGATTATGACCTGGCCCGCCTCTATTGTACCGACAACCGCCCTTGATGCAGATACCGACAGCCTTGTGGCCGCAAGGCTGGAACTCAAGGCCGCAGTGGACGCTCTTAACGAGATCATCACCCACCTGTCCGGTCAGACGATCTGGACGTCTTCGACCGACGGTCCGACGAGTGGGATGGCGGCACAGACGGCAGCCACGGCCACAAAACACGGTGTTCTCAATGTCAAGGTTATTGATATTGGGGACTGGAATATGGACACATTGTCAGGGAAAGGCGTTCTTCACGGCCTTGATTTCACCAAGATCAGAGGCGTCAGTGTTCTTGTCAGAAATGATGCCAATTCAGAGGTTTCTCCTCTTGATATTTTTTCAGGGGAGATTGTCGGTTATTGGGAGTGTTTAGCTACAAGTATTTCCTTGTACCGTGTGCCTTTTGGTTTTTACGACCAGCCATCATACGACTCGACATCCTACAACCGTGGATACATAACCATCTGGTACATAGACTAGAAAAATCCACTATGAGAAACCTTGACGCCAAAATACCCGGGGCTGAAAACTTCACCGCCCCCAATCAATAAGGAAACGCAATGGCACCAACCCAAGAGACAGAAGTGGACCAATTGCGGGACATAATGGAATCCCTGCCCGACAGCGCAGAGCACCCCGGGGAGAACCGCAGAGAGTACACCCTGACCAAGGGGGACGTTCTGCTGATATACCGGATAGCCAAGGTGGCCAACACTCCCCACGTCTGCCCCTTCGAGAAAGGCGACGTGGAGACTCTACAGAGTGCTGCACAGAATATTTCCCGGACGCAGAAAATCGCAAGCTATGTCATCGTGGTCGCCCTGTTGGGGGGGATGCTTTCGGGGATATGGTACGCGCTGAAGCTGTTGGTTATCGACTTCGTCAAGCGGCCCATGGTTTAGGAGAACACGATGTCTGCTTTCAGTAAATCATCAACCGACCGATTGTCAACATGCCATCCCGACCTTCAGCGCCTTTTCGGCGAAGTGGTGAAGCGATACGACTGCACCATAATCGAGGGTCACCGAACCGACGAACGGCAGGCGCAGCTCTTCACGGAGGGCAAGACGAAGATTCGCAAAGGGGGAAAGCACACGTTCATTCCCGCCCTCGCCGTCGATGTCATGCCCTACCCGGTGGACTGGAAAGACGACAAAACACAGAGGGAGAAGCGTATCCATTTCGCCGGTATCGTCAAAGGTGTGGCTCACTCCATGGGCATCCGCATTCGATGGGGGGGTGACTGGAACAGGAATGACATCATTGAGGCCGGGGATGATTGGGACATGCCTCACTTCGAATTAGTGGAGGGTTAAATGGCATTTTGGGAATCGCTTGCAGAAGGGTCACTGAAAGGCTTGGTCGGCGGAGTAGGGGAACTGTTCAAAGATGTCCGAACCGCAATCACCGGCAAAGAGCCGCTGACCTCCGAACAGCAGATCGATCTGATCCGGCAGATGAACGCGCTGGAAACGATGGCCGCCAGCCTCGAAGCCAAGGCCGCCGACGGGCAGATCGAACTCAACAAAATCGACGCCGAAAGCGGGTCACTGTTCAAGGGAGGGTGGCGCCCGGCCCTGGGATGGTGCTGCGTCCTCGGCCTGATCTACACATTCCTTGTCCGGCCGCTCCTCCCGTGGTCGGTCCAGGTCGGAGCGCTGATCGTAGGAAAAACCGTCGTCCTTCCCGCGATGCCGCCTCTTGACACCAAAGAGTTGATGGCGCTGGTCCTGGCCCTCCTCGGCTTTGGCGGTTTTCGCATGTATGAACGCGTGAAAGGAAAATCCTGATGAGTCTGCATCTCTGGAAACGCCTTATTGCCTGGCTCCTCATGCTCGACCGCCAGGCGCAGGATAAGTGGTTCGGCGGCCGGTTTGAAACCATCAGCGGCCACCTCGGGCGGGTGCAACTGGCCTACGGCGGGAGCATCCCATGGCGCAAGCGCCCCCTGCAAGCCGCCCTCTCCCGGCTTCTCGACTGGATCGACCCTCGCCACTGTTTCAAAAGCATCGGACAATAAGGAGCCCCATGATCCAAATAGCCAAACTACCTGCTGCGCTCCCCGGCGGCCTAACATGGCGCATCTACCTCGCCGGGACCGCCACCCCGGCAACCGGGTTCTCGAATGCCTCTCTCACCGTTGCGGCCGACAGCTTCGGCCTCGTCGTCTCAGGCGAGGTTCCGGGGGTTCACTGTCCACCGGGGGAGTATGATCTCGTCCTTGGCGGCACGATAGCAGCGGCTGATGCCGGGTGGAACGGCGGGGCAGCGTTTACCGTTCGTGTGGTCGAAGGTCAAGGCGGCGCGATCCGTCTCACAACCATAACCGAGGCCCAGCTTGCCGCCCCGCCCTACAATTCGGGCACCTGGCTTGTTGCCGGAGTGACGGTCGGAGAACCGGACACCATCGCTCCGACCGGCGAGAGCGCGACCATTGTCGAGGGCGCGGCGGTGGAAAGCCTATCTGTGAATCTGACCCTCTCGGCCACCGACGCTGTGGGTGTGACGCAAATGATGATTTCCAACGCCGTCGATTTCGCCGGGGCATCATGGGAGGCGTACGCCGTCTCGAAGGCATGGACCCTGGCATCCGGTGCGGACGGCGCAAGAACCGTCTATGCCAAGTTCCGCGACGCGGCTTTGAACGTCTCGGGTGTGGCGACCGCCACCACGACCTACACTCAGCCGGTGGATGTGACGGCCCCGGTTATTACGGCTTTCGACATCCCCGCGACTTCTGACGCTCTCCTGACCCCGATTACGACCTTCACCGCGACGGACGCCGTTGGAGTCACTGGCTGGTTTGTTAGCGAGAACGCCGCCCACGCCGCATTCTCAGACCCGAACGCCGCCGGTTGGCTCGGATCTGTTCCTACCGAGTTTACCTTTGCTGGCGAGGGGGCAAGCACCCTTTACGCTGCAGTTAAGGACAACGCCGGCAATATCTCGTTGCAGTCCTCGGACGGATGCACAGTGACGCTCCAGACCAACGTCGCCCCGTCTGCTCCGGTCATCTCGGAGACCTATGCCGGGGTGGATTACATCGTTATCACGGTGGATACCGGATCGACAGATACTGAGGACGGAGCAATTACCACCTATGACCTCTTCGTCGACGGTTCCCCCGTCGATGTGGGCGTCACGATTTCCGAGGGAGGGACGTATACCTTCGAGGGTCTGACAACTGATGTCTCAGTGGCACTCACGATCAAGGGGCGCGATTCCGGCGATCTCCTTTCCGTCGCATCGAATGTGGTCAACTCGACCCCGACCGGGGCCTATATCGACACTATCTGGCCCATCGGATCGCCGGGTGGGTATGGGTCTATTCGCAGCGGGGCAGCAACGACGATCCTCTACGCACAATCATTTCTGACTGGTGCAGGGACTTCCAACGTCAACGCATTGACGTTCCCGGTGAAAAATCGCAAAGATACTTACCCGGGGTCGGCCAGTCTGGTTGTCTCTCTCGTGGCCGATGTTGGCGGATTCCCCACGGGCGCGACTCTCGGGACAATCACTTTCACTGCGGCAGAGTTGGCGACCATGCTTCCCGTCCAAGACACCTATTACAATCTCCGCAGGGCGTTTACCTCGGCAATTTCTATATCTCCGAGTACCCTGTACCATGTCAAATTCGCGCTTGCCAGCGCGACAGGTGATACCGTCATGCAGATACCAACACACCTGACCGAGGTATATGTTGACGGGTCGGCAACATATAAGATCGACGCCGCAGGGTGGGTAAACGCTGCCGCTGGAACTGACGTTGTTGTTCGCGTGGAGACGACATGATCGAGATACCCTTTGACGACAGCCGCCTGAGTTATCTCGGGCGGTGGTTCGAGACTGGCGGCGGAATCTCGTCTGCGTGGCAGGGAGCGCAGCTGCGCTTTCGCGTCAGCGGAACGACACAGATTCAGTTTACTGCCGACGTTCAAGACAATTCGTCGGGGGCAAGAGTCACATTTATCACCAACCTCGACGGGGGGGATTGTGAGTACACTGACTTCACCTCCGCCGGGGAGATAACCGGCCTCGTCTCAAGAACCGCCACATATTCCCTCCCGGACAGTGGAAGCCATACAATCATCGTCAAGCCGTCTGTCTGCCTCCCACTGAGCCAGTGGGCGCTTTCCGCCAAAATGATCCTCAAGACTATCAGCATCGACGATGGAGGAACGCTGTCATCTTGGCCTCAGAGGGGCTATGTCTCGGCCATGTGCATCGGGGATAGTTGGATGGCCGCTTTCCACGATTGGCCTCGGCTGATGCCAGACCAAATCTCTATCTATCCGGTGTCATTTGGGGGCGCGAAGATTAGCGAGCTGGAGTCCATGTACGCATACACCCGCAGCGGGGTTCTCGCCCCAGCCGACCCGACATTCAGTGCCGTTATCATCAACAGCAGCGTTAATGACTACAATGGAGGGGTTTCGGAGGTGTCTTTTGAGACTTCCCTATCCTCCCTTGTTGATAAGGTGCGAGCCGACCAGCCAGACGCGATAATTTTTATTGTGCAGTCCCCAGACAACACCGGGGCTGGCAGAATTTACAGCAAATACGGACCAAATATGGCAACCGTGGCATCAACTAGGGATGGCGTCGAATACATCCCTATCGCCGGGATTCCTACACTGACATGGCTCGGCGATAACGCCCATCTCGATTTCGCGTCCCGGCAGATTTTGGCGACGTTCGTTGCTACAACGGTCCTGAACTCGTTTCCCCATGTCGGGTCTGTTATTCTCACCACCGACAGCGCACAGGCAGTAATCACCTACTACCCCGACCCCGGCAGTGGCAACCGTAATGCACCCGGCGTCATCATAGACGGCACCTATTACCCGCTTGACCTCACCATCGAAGGCTTTCAATTCATAAACAACGGAGTCAGATTATGACAATGATTTACGTTGATGGCGGCGGAACCCCACCGGCAATCGTCGACGAGGAAGAAATCTCCCCCCCGAAAATAACAGACCAACAGGAGGTGCCTTATGGCGCGTAGTTTCCGATTCGGCATCATCGTCCCAGGAACGACTTACTTTATTGACGCCTCTGCCACCAGTCTCGGTCCATGGATTGTCACCGACACCATACCGGATACATCTCTGGTGGACCTCCTCGACGGCACCCACCGACTCGACGCGCCCAATGCGCCCACAGATCAGTATGTCCGCATCCGCGTAATGGCGGGATCTCTGACCTCTACGCCAGAACGCACCTACCCGCCGCATCCGACGGAGCCGGGGGTGTTCAACCTCTACGTCGACACCGTCACCCTCGGCATGGGGATCGCCGACGGGCTGATTTTCGCCTCCGCACCCGTCGGCTCCTACGTGGTCGCCGGACAAAAACTCGGCGCCGCGTTGGCCTCCGTCAAAACCGGCGCCTCCCCCTGGGCCCCCGGACACGCCGAGCTCACCCCTCCCGCCGATGTCGGCAACATCCGGATCACCCTCACCCGGATCGACGGCCCGGTGACCGAGCGCGTCATCGAAGTCATCGTCGACACCACCGGCCTCGGCGGCCAATCCATCAATTTCGCCACCCTCCTCCCGGCGCCCGTCTGATTTTTCCCTTGACGCCGCCCCCCGCGCCGTCTATTTTGTCACCGTGTGAGGGGGTCTTTTCCTACTCACACAGCAAAACCGGCAAAAATGCCAGCAAATCGGCAGGCTTTCGGGTTTTGTCATTGCCGCTATAGCTCAGCTGGTAGAGCAGTTAAGCGCCAAAATAACCACGAGCGCCGCAATCCTTGGAGATTGCGGCGTTTTTTTGTTTTTTATCGTTCGGGGTCGCTTTTAGCATCCGCCTTGAGCCTTTATTTTTCGGGGAGTTGCAGCCTGTAGACCTGTGTGCGTCCGCGGGGGGTCGGGCGTTTGGGGAGGTTGATCCGGGCGGTGGGGTCGCCGTTGGTGTGGCGGGGGAATTTGTAGGTGAGTTCGATTCGGCCGGGGTAGATTTCGATGCGATCGAGGAGGGCGGTGAGGAGCCTCCGCTGTTCGGGGAGGGTGAGGACGTGCCACTCGTCGGCGCTGAGGGCGAGGTTTTGCCAGTCGGGTTCCGGGTGGTGTTGGGCGTGGATCTGCCGTCGCTCCTGTTGGAGATTGGCGAGTTGGGTCTTGAGGTCGGTGCTTTTGCGACGGGCGAGTTCGGCGGGGATGATCCCTTCGGCGATGGCGTTGATGAGGTTTTGCTGCTGGCGCTGCGCTTCGGTCTCGCGGACGGTGATCTGGCGCAGGGGTTCGGTGGTGTCGGTGGAGTTTTGGCTGTGCTGCCAGTAGTGCTGCAGGTCGTCGAGGCGGGCCAGTGTGCCGAGGATGTTTTTGACGATGCGGGGATCGATGGTCTGTTGTGGGTGCATGCGGCTGCCGGGGCAGGAGGCGCTGCAGGCGTAATAGTGGAGCTGGCTGCCGTCGGTCCGGCGCTGTCCGGGCTGCTGGCGGATGGAGGCGCCGCAGGGGCCGCAGACGGCCAAGCCGAGACTGGAAAGGAGGCTTTGGCGTCCGGTGGGGGCGCAGCGTTTGGCGCGATTGCTGCGGGCGGCTCGGATGCGGTCGGCCTCGTGGCTGTCGATAACGGCGGGCCACTGGCCGGGGATGGTGTCGCCGGTGTCGGGGTCGAGGCGCAGGCCCTGGTACATGAGGAGGCGCCGGTCGGCGATGGCGTTGCGCACGGAGATGTAGGGGAGGCCGGTCTGCTCGGCGACGGTTTTGGCGGGGAGGGTTTCGGCGAGCTGCATCATGCGTCGGAAGGTGGCGATTTTTTCGGAGTCGATGACGAGGCCGCCGGCGGCTCGATCATGACGGTAAGGGGTGGGCGGGTTGCCGCTGAGCCACTTGCCGGCGCGGTAGGCTTCGGCCCGGCCTTCGCGCATGCGGGCCTGGAGGATGCGCATTTCGACGGAGGAGAAGCCGCCTTCCATGATGAGGAGCATCCAGTCGCTGGTCTGGCCGGGGTCGAGGATTCGTGAGGGGGTGGCGAGTTTGACCCGGTGCTGTTGGCAGAGGTGGAGCCAGGCGGTGTAGTCCTGCAGGGAGTCGTCGCGGGAGAGGCGCGAGAGTTCGAGACAGAGGACGATCTGCACTTTTCCGGCGCGGATGTCGCCTTCGAGCCGTCCGCGCTCGGGGAGTTCGGCTGTTTTTCCCCGGGCGGCGCTGGCGTGGCCGTCGTCGTAGATCTGCACCTGCCACCCCTGGGCCCGGGCATGGGCGGGGAGCTGCTCGCGCTGCACTTGCAACCGGTGGCTGGGTTTGCCTTGTTCTTCGCGGGATTTGCGGATGTAGACGGCGCAGGTGGTCACGGTAGTCGGCAGCTCATGGCCTTTTTACGCAAAGAGCATAAAATGTTAGCTCTTCAGTCCCCCCGATCCCGTAACAACTTATTGACATGTAGTCAGGGTCATAAATACAGGCACCCGCAGAGTAACTACCTCCTTCGCTAATTCGTGGGGCGACATTGCCCCATAGCACGACATAGGTAAGAGACTGATTGTAAGGGAAGACAAGAATGCTCCCATGCACTGCAAGAGGAAAAGATTCCGGCCATGTTTTTGTTTCATAATCGTAAAAAAGCTCTTGTATTTCGCTTTGTGACGGTAGTGTCCATCCGGCACCAAGCGTTGAGCAATATTGATTGGCATCCTCCCAATTTAGCTCTAATTCTGAGCCTCCCCGCTCCCACAATATCCCAGTTTTATTGTCTATGGCTTCCAGTTGAGAGACAACTTCGAATCTCGGTGTCGGTTCTTCTGGTGCTTGATATTCCGGTGAACTGTCGCCACCACCGCACGCAGACAACAAAAAAGCCGTCAAAATAGCTATCATGTTTTTCATCATTCCCTCCCGTAAGACATCTATTTAAAGAACCCGCCACCCCAGCCGCATTATCTCTAAGCGCAAAGCAACTCCGCTCAACCGTTGCCTTGCGCTCGGTCGTTTTCCTCTTCCCCGCCCCCGCCGTCTACGACTTCCATGGTGTCGATGTAGTAGCCGGTCAGCCTGTCCAGGATCTCCCGCTTTTGTGTTTGCGGGATTCGGCGGAGCATGGTGACGAAACGCTTTTCGTCTTCGCTGAGGGCTTGCCCTCGGACGTATTCGGGTGAGGGCTCGGCGACCTGTTCGACGGTCGGGGTTTTTTTACCAGTGATGAGCCAGTCGAGAGATGTCCCGGTATTTTCTGCCAACCACGCCAAAAACTCAATGCTGGGCTGAGAATCATCATTTTCAATGGAGCTGATCAGGCTTTGTGCACAGCCGAAATCTTGGGCGGCTTCAACCTGTGTCAGGCCCGCAGACTTTCTGATTTCTCGAATTTTGGCCCCAAGAGTTTTCGATATCATGGGTGAATAATATTCTTTTTATCAACATTTACAATAATTATCATAAACATTAATATTTAAGTAAGATTATATACTTAGGTCTGATATTTCCCCTTAGTTTTTATGTAATCTTAAAAACTACGTTGATTTTTTCATTGACAATATATCTAATGCTGATATTATCGCTATCAACAAAGGAGATATTTCGATGATTTCAACGCAGGGTTTAAAAATTAAGGCCGCCAGAAAGGCCAAAGGCTTGACGCAGAGCGAACTTGCCACCGCGGTCGGGACTGTCCAGTCGGCTATTTCGGCCTTAGAAAAGGACCAGGTCAAGGGCATCACGGATCCCGAACTTATCATCAAAATATCCGACGCTCTCGGCGACGTTTCCATCCTCACCCATGCTTTGCTGCAAAACCCCATCTGTAAAAGAATCATCCCCCGCGCTTTCACCCCCTTGAACAACATCAAAACCGACCCCTCGGCAATCCTGACGAAGCTGCAGGAAGAGCTGGAAGAAGCCATTCAGGCGGCAAAGATCCTCTCGCGGGTCTTCTCCCACGCCGATCCGGCCAGCACTCCGAATTT